TGGATCAGATCCAGGTGCAAGTTGGATATAATATTTAGTTTTTGGTTCTAAATGTTTGTTAGGCTTAATATAAACATTAGCACCAGAAATAGTATAAGAATATTCTACTATATTTATCTGGTCAGAACTAGATTTAACATCACTTGTTTTAGAATCCATTTGAGACATCATAGACCCAGTCCAAGTTTGTGCTCCTATACTATATATAGATATACCATTAACGATACTAAACTTCTCTAATGGAGCAGAAAATAATAATTCAATCTCTTTATCTATAGGTATAGATATATCATTATTGTTTATATTGCATGTAAGTAAGTTAAGTGACATTATTTGCATCCATATTCAAATACTAGATTATATAATCTCTCATATGTTATATCATATATCCTAGCCCATAAATCTTCCATAGCATCTTTATATAAGCACTCAGGAATATCATGTGCATATGATAAAACAATAAAAGTTGATTCTTGATCTTCTAACATTAATTCAATATCACAAATATTTTGTTTATATGATAATTCTTCTTCTAATGTAACTGTATATACCATAATGTCCAACCTTATTTTTAATAACTGTTAATAAGTGGATAATGTATAAATAAAAAAGAAATGGGGGTAATTTCTTACCCCCATTTTTGTTAAACTATTTCCTTAATGTTTAAGGAGTTTTTAGTGCGGCAGCTTCAGGATATACTAGTTTACCTGCGTCAATTGTAGCAGTAGTAGCACCGAAGTTAGCAACACGGTTAGGAATAACAGGAACGTTCTTAACTACGCCAACTCCACGACCTTCGTTTAGCATAGCTAGAGCATACTTCTCACGTAAACGAATCATCTGAACATCACGCTCTGGATCAGTCCACTGATAGTGATTAATAGGTTCTCCTTGAACAATAGCACCAGCGTTTTCAGTATCAACAAAATACATATTAGCTAATTTATTGACTGGATCAAAGTATACTTGAGGAGATACAATCACTTGGAAAGGTACGTTCAAGTATGGAGGTAGAATTGGCTTACCTTTAAAATCAGGAGGCATATTCTCACCAGGTCTAGGACCACCTTTGGAGATACCTAAACCATTAAAGAATTCATCACGTTTTACACCTTGTAGGTCGTAAGCATTAAACAATGGTCCAGAACCATTCTGCCATGCGAATACGCGTAAGACAGGATCCTTCATCCATAGACCCCAAGTTAATGGGTGGACAACAATAGCATTTGGAGCAAAGCCTTCTTGTAACATTCCAGCATAGATATCGAAGAAGTCTTCAGCTGTAAATGTATTGTTAGCAACTGGATTGCCTGATGGATCAAAACCCATACCAGATAATCTACGACCTAAAACTGATTTAGCAGGATTTAAGTTGTCAACTAAAGTTAAAGCTTGACTATCGAATAGATTAAAGGCTTTACGGTTCTTTGTACGAGCAAATGCTTTACCAGCTGCTTTTAACCATTGACCGATAACATCCCATTGAGATTGCTCAATCATTTCTTCAGTTAGTTGTAGTTTAATACCGAATTTTCTGATATCAACACGGATAGCAGTTCCTCCACCCATTGTGATCTCTTCTGTTCCGTATTCTTGACCAGGAGCAACTTCTTCAACAGCATTTAAAGCGCCAACGGCTGGCATTTGAATATAAACACCATTCCTTAGATTAACTGTGTTAAATAGTTGGTTTGCGATTAGTAAAGGCTCAGCTGCTTCTCTAACGATTTCAGAGATTGCAACTGGCACTAGACGAGAAAGGTCACCGTTATTAAGAACGTCCTTTAATGAAAGTCCTTCAGACTCTCCATCTTTTAGAATGCCGTTCTTTATGGCGATGGCGTTAAAAATTGATTCTAGACTTAACATGTAATTTTTCCTCCAGCTAATTAATTATACTGTATATACTTGATATAAGGTTTCGAAGTTAACAGCAATACGTGCAATATACTTAGGAGCGTTAGCAATACTTAATTGAGTATTTCTACCGTCTGTTGCTGAACCTGGTTGTTCTTGCCATAGACCGAAGTCACGGAAATAAGTACGAACTAGTTTTAAATCATCAGATTGTCCAGATTTAACGTCTAAGATTTGTCCAACTAAGTGTGGAGCAATCTTGTTGCCACCTAGTACAAAGTTTGAGTTAACATCATAACTAACAGATTGACCTAATAGTGTAGCTGGACTAGCAGAAGAATTAATTACTAATGAACAGAATGGTGTCTGAATATTAGGATTATAAGATACTGTTAAGCCAGCAGGAGTAGGTCCATTAAATAAGATTGTTCTACCAACAAGAGCATATTCAGTAGCAACTGAAGAAGAACTCATAAAGTTAGGTAATGCTTTTCGTGTTAAAGTAGCACCAGCAAATACTAAGCCAGTAGCATCAGGATAAACAGTAATACGATGATCAGTAACACCAGCAGCAATTGTCTCTGTACGTGTTTGTGTTTCTACAACTGGAACTTGAATATAGCACCAGCGAGAGAATGCACGGGCACCGCCTGTGTCATAGTTATGTTGTGTAAAGGTAGCAGGGTTAGAAGGATCTGAACCTGGAGCCTTTAGTGCTGAATATCTCATTACACCAACAGGCATTGTGAAATTAAATCCTGAAGCTGAAGTAGAGAATAAGTTTGATGTAACGAAGCCATCACCAGCTTGTACAAATTGTCCTAAAGTGTTTACAACACCATTAGATTCAGATAAAGAATCATAAGTAGTAGCTGCACCAGAGTAAGTATAACCAGCAATACCACGAGCCTTCTTAACTTCAGCAGCTAGTCCAGCAGGTACTAAACGACCATTTTGATCTAAACATACGACTTTACCAGGCATTAAAACGAAGCCTGATCCAGCAATTCTGTTTTCTGATTGCACTACAGGTAGATATTGAGCAGGATAAAACTCACCAGGTGGTACTTGACCTTCTGCTACTTCTACGTTATAGTTAGGTGTTCCTTGAATAATCTGAGGAGCAACTACATGATTTGCAAGATAGTTTCTTCCGATAGTTGACATTATAAATTACCTCCAAAAGTTATGGATTAAAATCCATGTCTCATCTTGAGACTGTTAATAATTTCGATTGCATCTTGTGCAGAAACTTTTTGTAATTCATTGTTGGTATTAGAGTCAACATCTGAATTATTTGAGTCTGTTAAAGAGTCAGCAATCTGTGTGGGGTCTGTAATTGTTTTAATTGATGTATTGTTATTAACTGTACTATCAGCTAATTTAATACGCATGTTTCTGTAATCATTTAAAATTATTTTTAGTGACTCATATGGTACTTTAGAATATTGAGTATTATCAGCAGTTTCTGAATCAGCTAATATTCCAAGAGCAGTTTTGTGAGCTATAATTTCTTCAACAAATGTTGTTCTTAACTGTCTATTTAAATCCATGTTTTGATCAGTTAATAGTTGGATCTCTTCTTCTAATTCTTTAATGGAATCTTGAAGCTTAGTTTGTTCATCTTGAATTGAATCTTTAGTTGCCTTATCAATTGTCTCTTTGCCTAACTGTTGTAAGTATGAGTCAATAGATGAGCCTAACATATTACCAGCGTATTTTACTTCTGAAGCAAATGATGATAATATACTAAACAATACAGCTAGAGGTGATGGCTTCTCTGGAGCTTTTTCTTCATCCTTTAGCTCACCTTCTTCACTATAAAATTCATCACCATATACTTTTAGTTTCTCAAGTAATTTATCACAAAGATCCTTTAATTCTTGATCAACTACTTCATCTTGTAAAGTATTAGTATCTGCCTCTCCAGTATTTTGCTCTGAAGAATTATCTTCATTACTATTTGCATCTGAAGAATCTGATACTTCTTTTACTCTTAATTCAAAATCAATACCCATTTTTTTAGCAGCTTTTGAAATTGAAGCTTCCGCTTTTTCTCTTTCAGTAGGAGATAAGTCAGCAGCGTCACATAAGAAATGCATAGCCAACTTAACATTTACCTCATCATTAATAGGGAAACGTCTATTTGTACCTTCTGCATCCTTCTGTACAATAGCAAATTGTCTATCTGTTAAATCTTCAATCTCGCTATCTTGTAGTTGAATATTATCTCCAAGTTCAGCTATCTTACTCTCTAAAGCAGTCTTACCAAACTCTTGTTCATAACTAATTGTTTTCTTCATTCTACTTTCCTCTCTATTGATAACAGTACATATATTATCAACACAAATAATTGTTTTTCCGTCTGTTAACTCAAAAAAATCTTTTAATGGCATAGCATCTAATGTAGCTTTATTTATTGTATCAATTTGAAATTCGTTAATACTCTCAATACCATCATGTATTCTTACTATTCTACCAAAAGGATCAGCTGGTTTATTTACAAAAGACAATTCTTTATAGTCTAATGACTCAGCCAACATAAAAGTATTATTATCTTTTCTACCATAATGCTTACACATTTTCTTAGTTTGATCTGCCCCACAAACAGAACAAATTAATTTGTTTGGCATAGCACCTATAGAAACAGTTAAAAATTCTTTGTCTAATACTTTCTTTATTCCGTCTTTATGTGTTAATTTTCCAACTAGCTCTAAATAAGCAAGACCATCAAAATTAGGATTAGATCTTTGATAAGGGATGATAACATCATCCATTAATTCTATATATTCATCTGTAGTTAATTTTTCT